ATGAAGACCATATGGACCCGCCGAACCCAACGTGCGGCATCGGGCACCTTCTGGCCCCGCAAGACAGGGAATACGGCTGGCCCATTGGCACCGAGATCAGCGAGGCGCGGGTGACGCAGTTGTACAATCAGGATGTCAACATTGCGCTGAAGGATGCGCGGTGGCTGCACCCTGACTTTGACGAGCTGCCGGATCAGGCGCGGATCGTCATTGCGTCCCTGTGCTTCCAGCTAGGGTTGCCGCGCTATCAGAAGTTCAAGCTGCATCACGCCGCTATAGAGGCTAGGGACTGGCGTGAGGCGGCAGCACAGCTTCGCGATAGCAACCTGTACCGGCAGACAACAAACCGCACTGAGCGGCACGCTAGGCGGCTGGAGAGCATAGATGCCTAACCCCGGAATATCTAAAGATGTAGCGAAAGAATTTATCGAGTTAGTAGAGCAGAAATTGCGCGAGGGTTACTCCCCTGTAGGCGAAGCCATCAGCAACAGAGATGGCGCACTTGCAGCGGCGTGTAAGCAGCTCAAGTTGCCGACAGGCTCACGCAATTCCCGCCTCGAAGCATCCGAGCGCAAGTATCGCAAGGTGGACTGGGGGCAGTACAAGCCGCTCGAAGAGCCTCAGGAAAAGCCTATCTTTGATCTGCCGGTGTTTCCGGACGACGACATTGAAGTCGACGCGATCCTCGACCACCTGTCGCGCCGGTTTGAAAAGAAGCTGGCGAACGAGGATGCAAAAACTTGGTTCGATGTAAACGTCCGCATCGATGGTCCGGTCGGACTGGCCGTCGTCGGTGACCCGCACCTCGGCACGCACTGCAACATCCCACTGCTGCGGCGCGACATCGAGATCATGTCGAAGACCGAGGGCATGATGGCGGTCAACATCGGAGACACAGCCGATAACTGGGGCAGGATGATCTACCTCTACGCGGAGGACGACATCAGCAAGCCGACAGAGCGCAAGCTGGCGCGGTGGTTCCTGCGCGATGCTGGTGTGCCGTGGGTAGTCTGGCTGCACGGCAATCACGACACTATGCACGGTGAGTTCTCCACGTTCCTGAAGTCAGAGAATGTGGCACAGATACCAATGATCGACTGGCGGGCCAAGTTCAAGCTGCGCTTCCCCGGCGGCGGCGAGGTTAGGATCGACGCGGCGCATAACCATAAAGGCACCTCGATATATAACCGATTGCACGGTCAGAAACGTGCGGCGTTGTTTGACGAGGACGCTGACATCTACGTGGCGGGTCACCACCACACATGGGGGCTGACGCACGAGGAGATGGACGACGGCCGTGTCGTCTGGCAGGCCCGCGCACGCGGCTACAAATGGATCGACGAGTACGCAACCCGGCACAATTTCCACCGCGACGAGTACGGCTCGACAATCCTGTTCGTGATAGATCCGGAGGAGGGCAGCGCGGTCAAGCGGATCAGTGCGTTCGCCGACCTCGAGGAAGGCGCTGACTTCCTGACGTGGAAAAGAAAAAGGGCAGCCCGCTAGAGGCTGCCCAGTTGCCGGTTTGGGGAACAGGTAAAACCCCGCGCTTCCGGTCGCGCTAAACTATATCCTTTATACACTCAGGACCGAAGCCGCTGTCAATACTTTCCGGCCGGGTCAGTGCGCGACCGCAGCGACCGCACTTGCCCTCGTGCCGGATCTCAAGCGCCTCCGGTATATGCCCTGCAGCGAGCTGGCGCAGGGTCCAGTCCAGAGCGCGGAACGACGGCGCATCCGGGTGGCCCTTCTTAGACCCGACGAGGCGGGACGGACAGACCGGGCGGATAAAACCGATGAAAAGCCAGTCGCCGTCCCAGCTATTGTCGGGGCCGTTCAGCACCTTGACGAACAGGATGCTGTGGTCGGTCTCGCCGGTCGCTCGATCCTTCGGCGCGTCAATCTTGAAGGTGAAAGAGTTGCCGCTGACCTTGCTGGTCAGGGTGAACCGGGACTTGCCGGCGAGGATAAAGTCGAGAGCGGTCTTTGCGTCTGTAAACATCTGAGGTCTCCTTGGTTGGTCCCCTCAGTATATGGGGGGTCGTCAGTGTATGACAACCCCCCATAGGCTTTATTTTTGCAGGGTTTCGACAAACGCCTTCAGCTCGTCGATCTTGTCTACCGGAACCCAGACAGGCACCCGCTTAAAACCGGACTCCACTTTGCGAAGCTCGTACTCCTTCTGCCTTTCGGCTCCCGTCTTAGCCATCTCTTTTCTCCTGTTCGTCCAACGCCATCACGATTGTCCGCGCATAGCCAGCGATGTCGACTGCGCTGTCTAGATGGTCCGGCGTGGCGATTAACCGGGCCATCTTAATAGCAATCAGGGTGAGGGCGCAGCGCACCTCTGCGTGAGGACACTCCGCCACAACATCCATGATAGCCTGACCCCGCCGGAAGTTATCCAGCGGGTGTCCGTAGTTTGTCTCGCGCCTCTGCGTTACGTCGGCGCAGGCGGCGTCGAATTGCTCAGTGCGGGTCATCGAAATAGATCGAGCTGCTCAGGGTTGTCGGCGAGCCACTGCTCCCGGCTAATCATACCCCCAGCACCCGGCGTAGATCGCCTGAGAGCGTGGTCGATCCGGCTTTCCGCGCTGTGTTTGGGCCAGCAGCCAGCCATAATATCCTGCGCACTGCGGCTAATAGCCGAAAGACTTTTTTCGATATCGACGCGGCCTTCGTTGTCGTACATCAAGTGCTTTGCGTCGTGATGCCGGCGGCGGTTCTTGCGCTGGCGCAGATTCTTCTTGGCGGGCTGAGCCGTAGTCAACTGCCCTTTCAAGAAAGCCAGCGCCTTCAACGCAGACGAAAGCTCCTTCTCCAAGTCAGCCACGCGTTTCTCGAGCGCAGCAACGTCATACTTTATTACACTGTTAAACATGGTTATCTCCTCTAACCTAATGAGCCCCAGTTATCACCAATGCCTCCCTCAACCAGTCCGTCCGTCGGGGCTCCGGGGAACAGGTCAAGGTAACCGGCGGTCATATCCTCCTGCATGAGCTGGAGGCATCTCTGCGCGTCGTCGGCCGCAGCCTCGTCAATCAACGCGTCGTGGATCGTGGATAGTATCAGTGTCTGCTGTTGCTGTCTAGCCTGACGATGTGCGTTTAGAGTTCGCTTGTGCCTGTAGATAGCGCGGGCCATGACCGAAAGGGCAGCCCGCTGAACTGGGTAGTTCGCGCACTTCGGCAGGTCCGGGTGCTTGCCCATGTAGATGGTGCCGCCGTCGACGCACCGGATGTATCGCGTCTTGGCGGCCTGCTCCATCATCACGTTGCGGTACTCGAACGCGTTGGTGTATCGCTCTGACCAGAAGTCGATGTACTTCTGCGCCTTGGTGCTGGATGTCCGCATCGTGACGGACAGGCCCCCAGCACCGGACCCGTAGATTATGCCGAAGCTAACGGCCTTGGCTGCGGTACGGGCAGCCTTGCCCTCCGGCGTCGACTTGTCGATGGTGTGGCCAGCGATGACAGACGCCACCTCGGCGTGCACGTCGCCGTGCACAACGTCGTGCAGGAGCTGCTCGTCCTCTGATAGCAGGGCAAGGACGCGAAGCTCGATCCCGCTGTAGTCCAAGCTGACCAGCTTCTTGCCGGGTGGCGCGATGAACGACGACCGCACACTGGTGCGTTCGCCGAGCAGGTCGAGGTCGCGTGGTATCTGCTGCAGGTTTGGGCCGCTGGAAGAGAACCGGCAGGTCTTCGCCGCGCCAATGTTAAACCGGCAGCGCACTCGGTTGTCGTCGTGCATCTGCGCCTTGTCGGACAGCGTGTCGCCGAAGCTGCTGAGATACTTCGACATCTTCTTGTAGTCGCGCAGGGCGTCGACCAGTGCTGTGATAGGGTTCTCTCCGAAGTGTCCGTAGAAGTGCGCTCCGATCTTCGACAGCGTGCTACCGGTCATGGATAGCATGCCCGTCTTATCGGTGCGTGGCCACTTGGACAGGATGTTGTCCGGCATCTCGCGGGCGAAGAAGTCGCTCCACTGCGTGTCGCTGTTGATGTTGGCTACCTGATCCGGCGGGACGACTTCCCGGAGAGCTTTGACTTTCTCCTCAGATATCTCAGCCCAGTGCTTGGATAGTTCCCGGTGCCGGCGAGTGTCGACCAGCATACCGCTGTCCTCCATCTCGATCACCGCCGGCACCATCCCGTCGAGCAGCTCCCACGCCCCCAGATGCAGCTCGTCGGACCTGTCGTACCAATGCTGAAACAGATCCCATGTGTCGACCGCGTCCTTGAACGCGTAGTCTAACTGGGATTGTGTCAGGTCCGGGGCAGCCCAATTGCTGGTCTGCTCCGTCTTATCCATCTCCCGGTCGAGATCCCACGCCACAACCTGCTTCAGACTGTAGCGGCCGCCGCCGAGGATGGCGCGGCGCAGGAACCCAACATCCCGGCAGCGGGTTTCCGGGTAGCCAGCGGCAATGAACCACCGCAGCTCAAACCCGCTGTTAAATACGATCCACTCCCCCCTGCTGAACATGTTCGCGCAGGCCTCAAATCCGCCCTGTATAGCGTCGAAGTCCACGACAGCACCCCGAGTACCATCGAACAGGCTGACGAGCCTCACACGCCCATCTGAGGGCCGTAGAGAGGTGGTTTCAAAGTCGAGTGCGCAGAACCTGTCGTCGATGGCGTCGACATACTGCTGCAGCTCGACGGTATCGGTGATCAATTTGTACATGGTATCCCGTCGAATAATTCAATAATTCAAACAGCCCCTCTGTATAGAAGTAAAGATAAGTGGAGGGGGGTGGGGTTGAATTATTGAAAGATATGTGTTCCGTAACAGGGCAGCCGCCGCCCGTCCCGTAACAGGCGGCGGCCTCCCCCTACTTGAGTTTCTTGGGCTGCTTGCCCGCGAGCAGATCATCAAGGCTACCGCCTGCGAAGAACCCCTGCGCGGCCTCCCGAGTAACCCACGCCACGACCGGGAAGGTAGGCTTCCAGTTCGTGTGGTCGTTCGACGTAAAGCTCTCCGACGCAAACTTGATTATCGGCAACGACGGCTCGCCGCTTTTAATCTGGTCGGATACCTGTGACAGCATCGCCTCTACGGATCTGCGGGCACCCTCAGCGTTTGAGGAGAACTTGAAGTTCTGCCCGCTACCGTCGAGGGCAACACATCCAAAACCGCGCAGCGGCTTCCATCCGTCGTTTTCCTTGTAGGGTCCGTGATCCTCAAGGGTTTCGGCGGCTACAGCGGCGGCCTTGTTCAAGTACGACCACTCCTCACGGCCGACGACTTTTCCAGCCTTCCAGCAAATCCAGCCTTTGATTGCCGAGATAGGCTCGAACAAGAACATACTCTCGGGGTCTATAGGATCTCGGTCCTTACCGACCCGGTACTGGTTCATCTTCCCGGAAAAGTCGATGAACGTGACACCACCTCCCCGAGAGTAGCCATCCTCCTCCTGACTGGAATCGATGGCAGCGGCCATCGCGTCGTCGTCCAGAGCCGGCAGGTTGGTGTCGTTAATAAAAGCAGTAAGTGCGTTAATCATATCGGTCACCTTTCTAGTTGACACGTTTCACGTTAAGGCGCTCCACGGGAGCACCCACCTTTTCAAACGGGGTCAGATCGATCCCCGCCGCCGCGACAGCCTTACGATCAAGGCTGGCACGTCCCTTGGTCAGCGACATCGAGACCTCGATGTTGCCGACGATCATTGGTCCTGCGGACTGCAGGGCTTGTTTCATATCTTCCTTCAGGCTGTCCTTCTCAGCCTTGATGGCGGCCTCTGTGTCCTGCAGCTCTACATAGCGCAGCACCGCCGTATCAAAGCCACCGGGCCGCGACTTAGGCCGGGGCGTCCGGCTCTCTTCAGCAGCCACACCGCATATGGCGGTGAATGGGCAGTATTTACACTCGCCAGTGCGCTTGCCCTCACGGTCGAGCACGCTGTCGCTGACCGCAGAGAAAACCCGCTTGGCTTTGTTGGCATAGACATCGAGGATGCGGTCGTCAGCGTCGATGACGAACTCGAACATACGGTTGAAGTTCGACGCGTC